CCTATAGAAAATACTGGTGTCTTCTTTAATGGTGAAACTTTCCATGCAAGTACAAGTCCAACAATTGAACCAAGACGAATAGTAATGAATGTGGATTATGAATAACCATCATGTTTTTGGTAATGGCAAAAGCAGATTATCTATTGACATTGATAAACTTGAAGGTACGAAATATGGTTGCAATGCAATTTATAGAGATTATTATACAGACTATCTTATTGGTAAAGATAAAAATATATGTTCAGAAATATTGGCGTCAGAATGTTGGCAAGACAGGAAAGTTGTAATGCAAACACAATGGCGTAATGACAGTTTAGTACGAGAGGCATACGAACATATTACATGGTGGAAAGATATAGTGGGTACAAATGATTATACAGATTGTGGTAGTGTAGCATTGACAATTGCTTCACAAAATGCAAGTAATAATAATGACAAATATATATACATGTATGGTATGGATTTTGATGACCCTGCTAGTAAGGAAGTAAACAATGTATATTATCTTACTAACAATTACAGCGAAAGATATGGGCAACGAAAAGGTGTAACCAAAGAATTTATGAGAGTGTTTGATATATACAAAGATTTAAGATATATACATGTGAACACTAGAATGCCAGAACAATTGGCAGACAAAGAGAATGTATTATGGCAGAAGATATAAGAGTTGAATTTAGCAATACAGAAGTTATAAACTTTACAGCGTGTCCTATATTTCACACAAGCACAGACTTTAGACTAACTGATGATGAAATGCACATACTCACGGATGAGACTGGTGGCACACGCTTAGGCGATGGTATATATAGAGGAAAAGTACAAATAAGTAATAATCATAATGTATTAGACACACCTGGACTTGAAAGAGTACAACGATTTATGTTGCAGACAGGACAACACTTTGTAAAGAATACATTAGAAATAGAGAATGAATTTTATTTGACACAAACATGGTTTACAAAAAACGATAAGGATAGTGCTCATCATGCACATACACACCCAAACAGTATTTTAGCAATGGTCTATTATCCTCAATGTGAAAGTGGTGATATGGTATTGTCTGTAGAAAAAAATAATATGTTTCCACATTTTGATTTTAATTGGAAAATAAAGAGATATAATAACTACAATGCTAAGTCATGGTCAATACAAGTACGAACTGGTGATGTTGTATTGTTTCCAGGATATGTTGCACACAAAACAACACCCAATGAAAGTGATTTAACACGATATGCTTTGGGTGCTAATTTCTTTACAAGAGGCACATTTGGTTCATATGAAAACACAGATTTATTGGAGTTGAAATGAGTAATTTATTTGTATTAGGTAATGGTGAGAGCCGTAAAAACATACCAGTTGATATGTTAAAGTATTCTGGTAAAGTATGGGGTTGTAATGCAATCTATAGAGAACATACACTTGATGGATTGATTGCAGTTGATCCTATGTTAGAACATGAAATTTATCGTAGTGGTTATGCACACGAACACGCTTGTTATTTCAGAAGTTGGGATACTATGCCTGCTGAACATTATGATATGATGTTAGAAGCACAAACAAGTAATATGACCAATCCTGAAATAAGGTCATGGAAATATAATCCAGAAGGATATTATTTAAGTTTTGTTATACATGGACAAAGTACAGTTGATAAAAATAGAGAGAGTAGAAGATGGAAAGGTGATGGACACGAAAATGTTTATGTAAGTTGGTTATATGGTAAGGATAAAATTTCCTTACTAAAAGAAACAATGTCAGATTATTATGGTGGTGGTTGGGAAGGTGAATATAATGGTCCAGAGGATCCAGGTTGGTCATCAGGTGCTACTGCCATGTATATTGCTTGTAAGGTAGAGAAACCTAAAACATGTTATCTACTAGGTATGGACATGTATAGTACCACAGATTTTATAAATAACTTATATAAAAATTCTTACGGTTATGTAGAAGACAAAGAGAATGCCATAACCCCACAAAATTGGGTAGTACAAATGGGTCGTGTTATGGTAAGATTTAAAGATATAGAGTTTATTAAAGTGAATCCTGCTGGTAATTCGCAGGTTTCCCAGAGGATGCCTCAATGGGATAGTCTTCCTAATGTGAAATATATGCATTTAGAAGAATTTGAAAAAAACTTTAATTTAAGGCTTGACATTTAGCACAATTCGTGTTATAATGTTAATAATAATAGCAAAAAGAACTAATTACTCTTTTTGAATAGTGCAAGGAAGAGGGTTTCACCAGAGGCTCGAACTTGAACGCTCAGGGGTGGTACCCAGGTCAGTTGCAGAAAATGTAAAGGACAATATCGCAAAACTAAGCGGGAGCGTGTTTAACCTGTTATAGGACTGGAATCCGGTCAGGTTATTGTGGGTAATTCCATAGTCCCACCTATTTTCTATTATAAATAGAAGTGTACGATTAAACAGTACAATACAAATACAACGAATATAAGGAGACAATATGTCATTCGCAAATCTAAAACGAAGTCGAGGTAATTTCGACAAACTAACTAAAGAGTTAGAAAAAGTACAAACCCCCACAAACAATCAAAGGTCTTCGTCAGACGATAGGTTCTGGAAACCAGAACTGGATAAATCAGGTAATGGTTATGCCGTTATCAGATTTCTACCCGCTGTAGAAGGTGAAGAATTGCCTTGGGCAAGAGTTTGGTCTCATGCCTTTCAAGGACCAGGTGGTTGGTACATTGAAAATTCTTTAACTACACTAGGTCAAAAAGATCCAGTTAGTGAAGAAAATACTAAACTATGGAATACAGGCTCAGACGCCGACAAAGAAATTGCTCGTAAAAGAAAAAGAAAGTTATCTTACTTTACAAACATTCTTGTTGTGAATGACCCTAAACATCCTGAAAATGAAGGCAAGGTTTTTCTATACAAATTTGGTAAGAAAATTTTTGATAAACTTACTGAAGCAATGAAACCTGAATTTGAAGATGAAAAAGCAATCAACCCATTTGACTTTTGGGAAGGTGCTAACTTCAAATTAAAAATTAGAAAAGTTGATGGTTACTGGAACTATGACAAATCTGAATTTGAAACTACATCTAAATTGAAAGATGATGATGAAGCAATAGAAAAGATTTGGAAAATGCAGACACCATTAGTAGAGTTTTCAGCACCAAGTAATTTCAAATCTTATGATGATTTAAAAGCGAAATTTGAAAAAACTGTATATGGTACTGGAAAATCTGAAACAGCAGACCAAATTGATATCCCACCTGTAAGTGCTGCTGTTGAAGAGGTAAGTGAACAAGTAAAAGAAACTGTAGCGTCAGCGCCAATTGATACTCCCCCTAGTAATGATGACGAAGACGATACTATGAATTACTTTAGCAAATTAGTTAACGATTAAACTAATCTCTCCTGCTAGAAACACTTACATTAAGGGGGACTTTGTCCCCCTTTTTTAATATATATTGATATGATAAAAGACTATATAGCACACGATTTATTCCCAACACCAGTCTATCAGAATAATATTCCTGTCACTATACTTGACGAAGTGAAACAAGAAGAATATAGAGAGATAGTACCTGATAGAAATGGATACTATACAAAGAACACCAGAATACTGGACAAATACACAGATTTAAAAAAGACGATAAAAGAACATATTGATTGTTTTGTCTTTCAACATTTACTCATTAAAAAGATATATGAGTTTCCAATTCAGAATAGTTGGGTCAATAGACACAAAAAAGGCGATTTCTCCCACAAACATTTTCATTGTCATTCATTGATAAGTGGCATATATTATCTTAAAGCACCTACGGAAGGTGGTGCGCCAATGTTTTGGAAACCTGATGGTTTTTCAAATCTACTAGGTACAATGTTTAATTTTGAGTTGAGTGGTGATAATGGTATCAATAAATTAGTCTATAAGATAAATGTAAAAGATGGTGATTTATTACTGTTTCCATCACATTTATTCCATTCCGTAGAAGAATCCAAAACAGACGAGGAACGATACTCTTTGGCATTTAATGTATGGGTCAAGGGTGATTTTGAAGCCAGCGATATTAGCGAATTATCTATATAAATAGGCATATATGCCTGAAATTGATGATGATATAATGGGTTTGGATATTATTTGGACACCTGAAGATGAAGATTTTGAATTTCCAGGGTGGGGAGACTGATGGATTTATTTTTTACAATATTAGTTGATTTTGGTTTGCCAGTTGCGGCTGCCATGGTAATGGGTATATTCATATACATTATTCTCAAATATATACTATCAGGAGTTGTAGGCCAAGTGGCAACAATTACTATGTTAATATCAGCATTAGACAACAGAATTAAAACTATGAACCACGATATGATAAAACTTGATATATTGATAAGTAGCGCTTTGAACTTACGACCTGACCTAGATAGAATATCCAGAGCAGATGGTAAAGAAGACGCCAGAAAAGACTAATGGATATTGTAGAGATATTAAACCAGTATGGTTTTGCCACAGTAGCAGCAATTGCTATGGGGTATTTCATCTATTTTATTTACAATTACATAACGGGCAATATCATAGAAAAATTAGATAAAGCACAAATGACTACCATAGCGCTAATTGATAGAATTAGAATGCTAGATAATGATTTAATAAGGTTACGGTCAAAACTTAACACCGTACTAGAAATGAGGGAAAATGAACAAAGAGACAGCACAGAAAAGCCTAGAAATGCAGAAGGGGTACCTGAAAGCAATGAAGAATAACGGTATAATATTAGTAGCATTTGTAGTACCAGTATTCATAATTGTAGCAGCATTAGACTATCTCCTATTATAAATATAAGCATGGACAAGGCACTTTTAAGAGTGCTAGGAGGCGTCTTTTTGTTATGTACTGTGAGTTTTCCTAGTACATCAAGCGAATTAACATATAGTTTCAATAACCCATCTTTTTCTGGAGTTGGGTATAGCACCCATGTTCTTTCTATAGAACAATTAAGGTACAGTAGAGAAAAGAATGTGTCAGATGACGCTAAGTCAGCGGCAGCTGCAGCTGAAAGAGCAGAAAATAATACCACAATTGCTAAATTTATTAAGAATGTAGAAAGCAGAATTTACGCTAATCTATCCAAACAGTTAGTTGATAATATGTTTGGTACAGAATGTTCTGGTACTTGTCCAACAAGTGGTACTGCTGAAGTAGAAGGTTCTACTATCTATTGGGTTAAGGACACCTCAACAGAAATCATAACATTAACAATAACAGATCCAAATGGCAATGTGACAACAATGTCAGTACCACTAGGTGACTTTAAATTTTAAAATGGAATCTATACCACAAATTGCAGCTGCAATGCTGCTCATATGTTTATTGGGCGGTTGTGCCTCCAATAAAGGGTCAGTTAATGAAGTTGGATTCTATGAAGGTAATTCACCTTATACATTAGAGACAGATACAATTAAAAGATTAAAAAAAGTCCCACCATTGGGACAACCAGCAATTACAATTGCAGTATATAGATTTACAGACCAAACAGGACAAAGAAAACCAAATGAAAGATTTAGTCAGTTATCTACAGCGGTAACACAAGGTCCAGAAAACTGGGTCATCATGGCATTGAAAGCAGTTGGAAATGATAATAATGAACCTTGGTTTATAGTGTTAGAGAGACAAGGGTTGGATTCTATTATTAAAGAAAGACAATTAATAAGGTCAACAAGAGAATTATATGATGGAGAAGGTGAAGCAAAAAATGTTTTAAAACCTCTAAAGTTTGCAGGACTTTTAGTAGAGGGTGGTATTGTAGGATATGATACTAACATTACCTCAGGTGGTGTTGGTGCAAGATATTTTGGCATTGGAGTAAGTGAACAATATCGTACAGACCAGGTAACAGTTTCAATGAGAATTGTTGCAGTACAAACAGGAGAAATCCTAATGACTGTATCAGCAACAAAGACCATTGCAAGTTATTCCAGCGGCGGAGATGTATTCAGGTTTTTAGACATGAGTACGAAAGCGATGGAATTAGAAACTGGTGTCGCAA